AGTGAAAGTTTTCTGCGATGCCTTTGATTTCTTCGTTTAGACGCTTGATGTCGTCCATACTAAAGTGATAAGTGATTTTTGGGTTGTACATTGATTTTGATTTTTAGTTGTTGCAAATGTATTCAATAAGTTGGTCGTTCCAACGCGCTTCTGAAAGTTTTTGACATTTCTCAATGTTGGCTGCTATCTCGTTGTGAGTTAGGTTGTATGCGTTAGCGCAAGACGAAACACAAACAAAATGAAAACAAGAAAAGAATTTAACATTGAAAGAGTAAAGGAATTTTGCAAATTAGTAAACGAAGGAAATTCACCCGTTAAAGCGTTAATAATTATGAGCAGTAGTACTGGCTATGCAACACCTTTAAAAAATGCAGGTTTTTTTTGGCAAGAAAAAGATGGGACTTACAAAGCTGTTGAACGCATTTACTCAGAACGTTACAACTTATTTGTAAATGAAAAGAAAATCTATATTAAAAAAAGAAACGACAGTCAATATTCAGCCCAAAAACAACGAAGACAGAAAGAAATTAATTTAACGGAAAAAAGAAACAGTTACAAAGAATACGCAAAACAAGCGAATCTTTTTAACCAACCTAAACCAAAGCCAGCACCAATAATAAAAACAAAAGAACCTGAATTGAACTTGATTCAACGCGTGGTAAAATCTCTTTTCAACTTATGAATAAAGCAATCTACAAAACACCCTTTGGACGCCTTGTCAAAAGTCAATTTAAGACGATGAACAACTTCAAAACAGTTCTTCGCATAAGCGACCCAACGGCACGTCTTTACGTCGCACACCCCGAAAGAATGAGAATCAAAGACTTCAACAACATTTGTTTGCACACGGGTCTTTCACGCGAAGAAGTTTTTTCAACCTTTACACCAACAATTTTAATAAACGAAGAAAATGACTAACGAACAAATAAGACAGCAAATGTTGGACATGATTCCCTTTGCACACATGGAACGCTTCGAAACGCTTTGGTTAATGCTTACGCCAAAATACGAACGTCTTTCAACCGAACAAATAAAGATTCAACAGGAACTAGAAAACGAACGTGAAGTGTTCTGGAGTGCACTAGAAGACGTTGTTTGTAGCGTGTTGGGTATTCAATCGCAAACGCTTTACACACCAACAAGACGACGCGAAATAGTGACAGCGCGACAAATGATTTTCTTCTTGATTCGTCCGTGTTATTTTCAGCTTTCGAATCGATAGGTAAGCACTACGGCAAAGACCACGCTACCGTTATGCACGGAATCAAACAAGCGACATGGCAAATCGAAATGGACAGAACGTATCGCGCAACGGTTGAACGAATCTGTGAATTAATGAATGAAATGGGTTATGCTAAACCTATTAAATTTTTCACTAAGTTTGTCGAGCATATCGAGCAACAAAAGGAACTCGAAGCGAAACGAAAAGCAAAACTTAAATAATCAAACAACTAAAACAATGAAAAGCGATTTAACATTTTGTCCCAACTGCGAAAGCGTGGAACTCGACGAACGAGTGAACACCGTTCTCAACGATCAAAATTTACCAACCTACGAAGAAGCCTACGAGCTTATCGACGAAGACGGAGAAATAAAAGTATGTTTCGATTGTCAGGAGTGGGACGACGCAGACGACGACGCGAAAGGCGAAGGGTGGGACTAATTAAAAAATAAATCTATGGAAAAGAAACAAACTGCGGTTGAATTTTATAGAACTGAATTTAGTGCTTTATTAAGCATGAAAGAAAGTAAGTTCCAAACTGAGAACGAAATTTTTGAACAAGCCAAAGAAATGGAGAAGGAGCAGATACTTGATTCTTGGGATGATGGTTATGATTGCGGAATGTATCAAGAAGGTTTAGGAATTGATTATTATAATGAAACTTATTTAGGAATAATAAAAGAAGAAGAATGATGCTAATTTTACAACTCAAAAAGAGAATCGAGATTCTCGAAGCGCAGGTTAAGGAACAGGAACAAAAGATAAACGATATTCTTATTCGCTTATCAGTTCCACAGGCTAACCTTCCAGCACCAACAAAAGAAAAAAAGACAGCGTTCGTCAAACCTACCGTTGTTGAAATCTACGAATACGCTTGTGAGAAACTAAGCAACGAAGACGCGCTTAAATTTACTGAGAAATTCCACGCTCACTACGAGGCGAATGGTTGGAAGGTGGGAAGGAACGCGATGAAAGATTGGAAGGCGGCCGTGCGCAAGTGGGACTTAACTACATTTGTAACTACAAACCAAACAACAAAAATCAAAAATGGAAAATTCGATTCCGATGCTGCGCAACGCATCTACGCAGACGCTCACAATTACACAAAGGGTTGATCGTGCGGAACGCGAAAGCGCATTTGTAGCCGACTACGACCTACCTACGTTCGTTAAGTTATGCTCGAAGGTTTGCGCGATGTACGGAATAGCACTTCCCGAAGCGCAATTACTTCAAATGCTTCATGAATTTATAGGTAAACACTTTCGTTGGGTTACGTTTGAACATTTCAATCTTGCGTTTGAATTGAACGCAGCGAATGAACTGACAAAGAAATGCGAACACTTCGGAGCGTTAAGCGTGTCATTTATTGGTGACGTGTTAACCCACTACAAACCACACCGCGACAAAGCGAATCTACAAATACAGCGTGAAATTGCAGAAGCGATAGAAGAAAAATCACAACAAATAAAAGAAAACGAAATGGCGGTGAACGACGATAGCTGGCGAAGAATGTTGAAAGAAGATATTGACAGCTTCAAACAAGGCAAATACACAACGTTAGAATTGCGCGGTGTGTCAATGATGCGGTGGTTAGAAGAAAGTAAGCGTATAACGGCTGAAACGTTCACAGACGACGAATACAATCTTTGCAAAGCGAAGGCGCGAAAGACAGTCTTCAACGAACAACAACTTTCGAAAGGAATGGTTGAGCGAATGAGTGACAGGAAGCGTCAGCTTCTAAAAGAAGCAATTCAGTTTGAAGGCTTCCGTGAATTGTATAAACTTTATTTGAGTAAGCAATGAGAAAGTACAAATTCATTCATCCTGTAACAGGCGAAGCGCATGAAGTTTTATGTGAACAAGTGCAAGAGTATGGAACGTCTGCTCAAAATTATTGGTGGTGCTTAATTGGAGATAAAATAATTGCACAAATTCCGCAGTCTTACGCAATGATTAGTATAAATGAAACCTTATAAACCCGAATACCTGCCGCGTCAGATTGAAGCGTTGAACTATCTTGCAACCGATTGTGAAGTTGAGCAATTGTTATACGGTGGCGCGGCGGGTGGTGGAAAGACGAAGTTCGGTTGTATGTGGCAAATACAACGTCGTTTGAAGTACCCAGGGACGCGTTCTTTAATTGGACGAAGTAAATTAGACACGTTAAAAAAGACGACGCTCAACACGTTCTTTGAAACAGCGCGTGAGTTTGGTTTGGTTGCTGACAAACACTACACCTACAACGGACAAACGAACGTGATTAAGTTCTTCAACGGAAGCGAAATTGTATTGAAAGACTTATTCGCTTATCCTTCAAACCCAAACTTCGACAGCTTAGGATCGTTGGAAATTACAGACTACTTTATAGATGAGGTTGCAGAAGTAACAGAGAAAGCGGTCAACATTGTTCATTCCCGTTGCCGTTACAAGTTGAACGAGTTCGGTCTTATTCCGAAAGGTTTCTTGTCCTGCAATCCTTCGAAGGGTTGGTTGTATAATGAATTTTATATCAAAGCAAACCGAAGCGAACTACCTTCACACCGTGCTTTTGTTCAAGCGTTACCGCAAGACAACCCATTCCTTCCTGTTGCTTACATTGAGTCGTTGCGTCGCCTTCCAGAATACGATCGCAAACGTCTTTTAGAAGGAAATTGGGAGTTCGATGACGACAGCGACAAACTATTCAACACGGAGAACTTACTTCGAATGTTTAGAAACGAAGTAATCAATGAAGGAAAGAAATATATAACAGCCGACATAGCGCGTTTCGGGAAGGATAGAACGATTATTATTGTTTGGGAAGGTCTAACTATCATTGATATAATTGAGTTGAATAGAGCAGCGTTGGACGAAGTAGTGAACAAAGTTCGTTTAACCTGTCAACAGTACTCAATTTTATTGCAAGATGTAGTATGCGACGAAGACGGTGTTGGTGGTGGTGTGGTTGACTTCTTAAAGTGTCGAGGGTTCGTCAACGGATCAAAACCAAAGCACCCGCAATATCAAAACTTAAAGAGTGAATGTTAATACAAATTGGCTCAATACGTCGAAGAAAACAAGGTAACAATCTTATCCAAAACACGCAAGGAACAAATCATTCGTGAACTGGAAATGATTAAGCGACACCGCGCAGATGTTGACGGAAAGTTGCAGGTAACTCCGAAGGATGTAATCAAGAATCGAGAAGGTATTTCTCCCGACGTTGCCGACGCAATCATGATGCGTATGTACTTCGAACTCAATCCAAGTTATGGACAATATGTTGTCGGTTAGCATAGGTTGACTATATTAGCACAAATAAATAAACAAA